GGTTGCTTTTGAATAGTTTTATTCACATTTTTATATTTATTAGTAAACTGACCTTATGGACAGAACCGAAAAAATAAAAATATACGCCACTTCTTTAAAGGATCCAATCTATGCGATTGAAACCTTTCTAAAAACCTATGATCTTACTCAAAAAGGATTTGTACCTTTTAAATTATTCCATAAACAGAAGGATATAATTAAATCATATGAAAAGTATGATCGTAATATTGTAACTAAACCCCGACAAGCTGGGGTATCTACAACGACTGCTGCCTATGTTGCAGTTAAGATTGCCTTTGGAGACCCTAATAACCCATGGAAAGTATTGGTGTTAGCAAATAAACAAACATTAGCACAAGAATTTCTTAAAAAAATTAAAGATTTTACCGATCAAATACCACCCTGGGTGTGGGGGGTTGAGGAGGGTGAATCTTATTTAGATATTGAAGCTAAAGGGCATATAAAAACAAAGGGTACTCAATGTGAAGTTAAGGCGCTAGCAACCTCAAAAGATGCACTAAGGGGGTATACACCTACATTCTTAATTATGGATGAAGCAGCTTTTATTGATAATGGGGCTGAAGTATTTGGTGCCGCATTAACCTCTTTGGGTACTGGTGGTAAAGTAACTTTAATTTCCACCCCTAATGGTATGGACCCTCTTTATTATAGAACATATGATGGGGCAAGAACAGGAAAAAATAATTTTAAGATCGTTGAAATGCGATGGTATCAAGATGTTCGATATAATAGACACTTAAAATGGGTAAGGGGTGAGGAAGAAATTGAATGTGATAGTATTGATAGGGATAAATTAAGATGGGAATATAGTGGTATTACCCATGAAACTTCTACATTAGAAATATCCGCATATGAGATAATGATAGATGATAAGTGGATGGCTACTTCCCCATGGTATGAAAATATGTGTAGTGATATGAATGGGGATAAAAAACAAATTGCTCAGGAATTAGATGTATCATTTATTAGTTCAGGGGGTAATATAGTTGATGAGGAATATATTGAATTTCATGAGAAAAATTTTGTAACTGAACCCAAGTATATGGCAGAAATTGAAAAATCTATGTGGATTTGGAGAGAGCCGGAAGAAGACCATAAATATATAATGGGTGTAGATGTATCTAGAGGAGATGGCGCAGATAGCTCTACAATTGTCATATTAGATTTTGATGGATTAGAAGAAGTTGCAGAATTTCAATACAAATTATCGCCAGATATATTAGCAGAAATAGTTTATAAATATGGAAATTTATATCAAGCATATACTGTAATAGATATTACTGGAGGTATGGGTGTCGCTACAGTAATGAAACTATTAGAAATGGAGTATAAATATCTTCATTATGATGATCCTAAAAGTAGGAAATTAAGTGAAAAATACGCAAAAAGTGTTTATAAGCAAGGTGGTAAAGTACCAGGTTTTAATGTGGGTAATACACGTTTACAAATGGTAAGTGAATTAGAAGAACATATAAGAGAAAATAAAACTATTATACGATCAGCAAGATTAACATCGGAATTGAAGACGTTTGTTTATAAAAATGGTAGACCAGATCATATGGAAGGATATCATGATGATTTAATTATGTCACTAGCAATGTGTATATTTGTAGTACAAACATCATTTAAAAGATTAGAGAGAATCGAAAAACAAACAAAAGCAATGTTAGAGAGTTGGATTAGTGTATCTAATGAAGGGGAAACTGATAAAATAGATAAAACTCATATAAACCCATTTTATACTAATACACCAACATACCACCCTAAACAAGCAGGAAGTGGTAGTCATGATGATGGGGAATATAATTGGTTATTTGGGATTAAGTAATATTTAGTTTTGAAGGATATTTATTATAATAGAATAAAGTAATATACAAAAAATGGCAAAAAAAACAATATTTCAACAACTAGGAGATTTATTTGGACCTCCGGGGCCAGAAAGAGAAAATAAATCCAGATATTCTTTAAATGATAAGGAACTTTTAAAAACAAAATCAAAAGAGGAATATGAATATGAAAAGTTGCAAATGCAACAACAAAAATATCTTTCTAATATGTGGTCAAAAGTTGATAATGAAATTTATCAACATTCTATATATTATGAAACTACACGATTAGCCTCTTATGCGGATTTTGAGGGAATGGAATTTTTTCCCGAAATTGCAGCTGCGTTAGATATAATGATGGAGGAATCTACTACTCAAAATGGTGAAGGTAGAATTTTAAATATATTTTCAGAAAGTAAAAGAGTTAAAAGAATATTACAAGATTTATTTTTTAATAGATTAGATATTCATACCAATTTACCTATGTGGACTCGTAATACATGTAAATATGGAGATGATTTTTTATATCTTAATGTAGATAGTGATGAAGGTATTACTAATGTTAAACAATTACCTAATATAGAAATTAGTAGAAAAGAAAATGATGGATTTGGGGAAAATTCAAATCTTGAAACCGAGGATAAATTTAATCCTGTTAAATTTGTATGGGCAAATAGGGACTTTGAATTTAATGCTTGGCAAATGGCACATTTTAGATTATTAGGTGATGATAGGAGATTACCTTATGGTACTTCTATGTTAGAAAAGGCTAGGAGAATATGGAAACAATTATTATTATCGGAAGATGCAATGTTAATCTATAGAGTAACAAGGGCACCTGAAAGAAGAATTTTTAAAATTTTTGTAGGTAATATAGATGAAAAGGATGTTCCCTCCTATATACAAAAAATTGCAAATAATTTTAAAAAGAGTCCTGTTATAGATCAAAAAACCGGACAAGTAGATACTAGATATAATCAAATGGCACAAGATCAAGATTATTTTATACCCGTTAGAGATCCTAATGCCCCTAGCCCAATTGATACTCTTCCTGGTGCTACTAATTTATCTGAAATCGCCGATATTCAGTATTTACAAAAAAAATTATTTACCGCACTTAGAATTCCTAAAGCCTTTTTGAATTTTGAAGAGGTCACTGGTGAAGGAAAGAATTTAGCACTTCAAGATATTAGATTTTCGCGCACTATTAATAGGATTCAGCAAGCAATGATTCAAGAATTAAATAAAATTGCTATAATTCATTTATATGTGTTAGGTTTAGAAGATGAGTTAGAAAACTTTACCTTATCCCTTAATAATCCATCAACACAAGCTGATATGTTATTAACTGAACAAACACAGTTAAAAGTAACTTTATATAAAGATTCGGTGTCAGATGCAGGTAATGGATTTGGTGCATATTCAATGACTAGAGCAAAAAGAGACATATTGGGGATGTCCGAAGAAGAAATTAGAAATGATTTAGAACAACAAAGAATGGAAAAGGCAGCGGCAGCTGAAATGGAACAAACTTCTACAATAATTAAGAAGACTGGAATATTTGATAGAGTAGATACTTTATATGGTGAATTTGGGGTGACTCCTGATGAAGCAGCTGCTGGTGAAACTGAAGAAGGTGGTGGTGACTTTGGTGGCGGAGGCGGCGGAGCTGATTTTGGCGGTGGCGGTGACTTTGGTGCTGAAATTGCTGGGGGAATGGAAGGTGCGGCAGCTACAGAGGCAGGTGCAGAAGAAGGAGGAGAAATTGCTGCAGCTGAAACACCGGTAGAATCTAATAAAAAAAAAGAAAATTTATTATTAGAAAATGAAAAAAATTCATTAAAAAATAAGACTAAAAAATATCGAAATATTTATTTAAAAAAATTACTAGAAAGTATCGATAATGATAAAAATATCTATGATTTAGATGATGTTGATAATGGAACAGATAGGATTAATTCTAAATTAGAACAGATGTCTAAAGAAATAGATAATATGATAAAATAAGCTTTTTTACAAAAACTTTATATTTATAAATAAAAAAATATGGTAAATTTTGGAATCATAAAAGACACATTTAATAATATTTTATCTGAATCAATTATTAAAAAAAAGAGCGAAGATAAAAAATTATTTAAGCAATATATAAAATTATTAAAGGAGAACCAAATTTTAAAGACACAATATTTTATCTACAAAAATTTAGAGTCTAAAAAATTTAATCAAGTCGTAGATGCAAAATTTTATATAAAAGAAAATATAGATTTATTAAAAAAATTAGATAAGAAAAAAATTAATAAATCTAATAAAAAATTATTATCTTTATTAAAGGATAAAAAAATGAATGAAGAGAACAGTAAATTATATGACCATATAGATGTATTAATTAATACTGAAAAAACACCTACTACTTTAGATAGGTTACGAGAATCTACCAATTATATAAAAGATAGAATGATTAAAGAAAATACGGAAGTTGTGACAGAAGAATATGAGTCAGTAAATTTACCACCTAGCGTATTAACTAAAATGGCAGTTGATAGATTTAATTCTAAATATTCTGATATATCAGAAGATGAAAAGAAAATTTTAAAATCTATTTTAAATGGGTCAGAAGAAAACAAAAAAAATATTTATGATAATCTTAAATTAGAATGTATTGATCTTATAGATAATAAATTACAAGAAAGTACCGATTTGGGTATGAAAGATAAGATGCTTAAAGTAAAAGATAAACTATTAAGAATGTCTTATAATCCAGATCATTATGTTGATAACATAGACAAAGTGTATCAACTTAAACAATCAGTGGCCGCTGAATGAATAACAACCAATAACAATTATTAAAAAAACGTGATTATGAAACAATTAATTTTAACGCTTGCGTTATTTGTTTATACTTTTGCGGGATTTTCTCAAGAAAAAGGAACAACCCAATTAAGTGCTTTGAGTGTATCATCTACAGATGTTGCCATCAATATTGCATCACCGAGTATTACTTATTATTTCTTTGATAATATAGGTATTACTGCAGGGATTGCAAATTTTGATGATATCAATA